TGTGGTGATTTTAAAAATATTCCAGACTCAGATAATCTAGGAGCCATTGCTTTTTTAAATAATTTAATAATACTTTTAACCACTCTTGATTCTGCTTCTTCTCTAGGAGTAAATCTAAAGTTATAACTAAAGGTTCTTAAACCAGGACCACTAAAAAGAAGTTCTAAGTTTTGGTTCAATACTTTACCAGCAGCACGACTAAAGATAGTGTTGTTTCCTATTGCTTGACCTGCAAAGTAAGCAGCAATATCACTAGTTCCAATATCATTTACAAGTTTTTGAAATTCTTCTCCTGTATTTGCCATAGTATTTTTCATATTATTTACAAGATCTGCACCACTCTTTGCACCTCCTATTCCTTCAATAGCACCTGAAGCTATATTAAATCCTGCTATGTCAAAAGGATTAACTTCACCTTTCCCCCAATCAACTCCATTACCTTCTTGCAATCCTGTAGGGTCCATAGGAAGAAAGACTGTATGATTTCCTCTCTTTCTTTGCAACCCTTGAACATCATAGTCTCCTGTGAATTGATTGCCTCCATTGTTTCTAGATATTCTTGGTTTATATTCATAGGCACATACTTTTAAGTAGTCATAACTTTTCTTATCTTGGTTAAGAGGATACCTAAGAATAGATCCTACTCTATTTAAATTTGATTTTCCATTAGCATCTGAATCATTACTAAGTGTTTCGTAAATATCTGAAGTTTCTGGAAAAATAGAACTTATATTGGAAGAATTTTTTCCTGTTGCTTTCTTAAATGCATCCTTATACTGTTTACTACTAGCTGCTTTACCCATCCATTCATCACTTGCTCCTAATTTACTCAGAAAATTAGAACCAAAATCTAAATTATATATTTTTGCATAATCTATTTCATTATCTATAGCATTGTAGTATGTACCTGCTGTTTCTTTTTCTATTTGGCTAATAGATTTTCCTGTAGCAGTTCTTACTACAGTGGCAGTATCTCCTTCCGTCTTGGTGACAAAAGATAATCCATCTATTAAAATTTCTGAACTAAGAGTTGCCATTAATATCTTTTTAGTTATTTAGTCTTAAAGTTTGCATAAGAAAGTGAACGCATATAATCTATCTCATCATTCTGTATCACATGTAGTCTTCCTACTATCTCATTCCATGTATAGTTCCTTGATGTTCCCCAATGAAAGTTAAGTCCTTGGAATCCCCATCTATCTACAAAGGTAACAGCAACTAGTGGGAACTCATCAAATACACCAGGAGTTTTAGCATTATATACAAAGGTATAATAGTTACCTGCATCAGGAACTATTTCTGTTTCACTAAACACCTCCATGATATACATCATAATATCATCAGGATCATTTTCATCTTCAATTTTATCTTGAAGTTCTTCTGTTCTTTCTGACATTATTTGATACCTAGTTCATCTTCTGTGATCAGTTTGAATTCAATTCTTCTATCTAAACAATACTCTTGTGCTGCTTTCCATTTAGCTTGGTTAATAGCATAGGTAGTAAGTTCATACAGATATGATTTAGTTACTCTAGTTTTTTTCTTTGGTGGTTTGGTTTGCTTCTTTGGTTTTACCTCAACCACATAAGTTTTAACACTACCATTACTTTCTCTCACCTTCATTAGAAAGTCTGGGAAGTATTTGTGTGGTCTTTTATCTACAGGAGACATGTATGGAATACTTATCTCTTCAGAAGCCCATGCTATAATACTAGTGTTCAGGTCACAGTATCTACAGAACTTACGTTCCCAACTACTACGACATATTATATTATTTGGATTGCCTTGATACTTTTGAGGATACTTTGGGTGGTATCTACTCTTAATACTTTCAGCCATCTCTTATACATAATATATAATCTCAAATATTTATAGATGGCAGGTGTCAGGCCAGAAAAGTTAACTGTTTCTAAGATAAAGTCGAACCTACTGAATGTAGCACAGTCTTCTTTATATAGATTAACTTTGTCTATCCCTCAAGGAGTAAGAAATACTTTATCTTTAAGTTCTCAGGACTATGATAATATTAGTTTGATGTGTTCTGAAGCAACTCTTCCAGGTTCTAGTTTAACTACTCATGAAGTTAATAATGATTATCATGGTGTCACTGAGAAGATGGCTTATAGAAGAATGTATGATGAAACATTAGGATTAACTTTTTATGTTGATAGGAACTATAAAGTACTTAGAATGATAGAAGGGTGGATGGATTATATTAGTGGTGTTGATAATAAGAGAACATATAAAGATCCTTATGCAAGTTATAGGATGTCTTATCCTAATTCATATAAGAATAATATTTTTCTAACTAAGTTTGAGAAGGATCATTTTAAGAGAGACTTTAGTACCACTAGAGGTGGTTCTAGAACTACATCCAGATCTGTTCTTGATTATACTTTTGTTCAAGCATTTCCTATATCTTTAACAGCTACTCCAGTATCATATGATAATAGTGAGGTATTAAGATGCAGTGTCTCATTTAATTTTATTAGATATGTTATGGAAAGAAACTCATCACTTGTTACTAGTGATGGTTTAGTTAATAGAGATGCTACTTTGGGAGGAGCAGATTTATCTGGAACTACTTCTACATTTGCTTGATAAATAAGACACTGAAAGAATTATTATGCCATTACCTACGATTACTACACCAACTTATGAACTTGAGTTGCCATCTACAGGAAAGAAAATTAAATACAGACCCTTCTTAGTTAAAGAAGAAAAACTTTTAGTATTAGCATTAGAGACAGAAGATACTAAACAGATTTCTACTGCTATAAAAACAGTATTAAAAAATTGTATTCAATCTAGAGGAGTAAAGGTAGAGTTTCTACCTACTTTTGATATAGAATATTTGTTCCTTAATATTAGAGGAAAATCTGTTGGAGAAGAGATTGAAGTTAATCTAATAGCTCCTGATGATGAAGAAACATCTGTGCCTGTGACTATTAATATAGATGACATTAAAATAAGTAAGAAGAAAGGACATAGTAATAAAATTAAATTGGATGAGACTTTAATGATGCAGATGAAGTATCCTTCATTGGATGAGTTTGTTAAAAATAATTTTGATTTTGATGGTAATATTAATATGGATCAATCATTTGATTTGATTGCATCTTGTATTGATAAAATTTATAATGAGGAGGAGGTGTGGTCTACTTCTGATTGCACTAAGAAGGAGGTTAAAGATTTTTTAGAGCAGATGAATAGTATGCAGTTCAAGGAGATTGAATCTTTCTTTGATAGTATGCCTAAGTTATCTCATAGTGTGACCTTCACTAATCCTAAGACAAAGGTTGAAAGCACTGTAGTATTGGAGGGACTCTCGTCTTTTTTCGAATAGGGATGGTTCATATGGACCTTGAAAATTACTATAAGATTAATTTCGCTCTGTTACAGTATCATAAATATTCATTAACTGAGATTGAGAACTTAATCCCTTGGGAGAGAGACATATATATTGGGTTGTTACAGCAACATCTTGAGGATGAAAAATTAAAGCAACAACAAGCAAATAACTGATGGCAGCAACCACTACCAGTCCTGTAAAGATACTTCTAGATCTTGGATATGAAATCTGGGAGATGGAGAAGGATGGATATCGTAGTGCTTTGATGGAGTCTATTAATGATTTCATCAATCCAAGAGATGGACGCATAGCTATACTGATACAAGCATTAAAGAATTTAAAAAGAGCACCAGACAAACCAAAAATTAATATAAGTAAGGTATTAAATAAAAGAATTACTGGAGCAGATATAAAACCTGCTGATATAGATGACAGCACTAGCACTACCTCATCAGCATTAGTCCCAGATAGATTAAATAATGTAGCAGATTCATTAGATTCTATTGCTCTCTTGTTAAGAAGACAGTTAGGTCTTGAGAAGAAACAACAGAGGGATGATAAAAAGAAACAGGATAAAGATAATAAAGATGCAAGAGAAAATAAGTTAGAAAATAAACCAGATAAGAAGACTGGGTTAATACCTAAGGCTATAGCAAAACCAACTTTAAGTTTCTTTGATAAGATTAAAAGATTCTTTTTGAATATTGCTATTGGATCTGCTGTATATAAAATGCTTGATTGGTTAAAAGATCCTGCTAATGCTGAAAAGATATCAAAGTTTTCAGAATTTTTAATTAATAATGCTGGATGGATTCTTGGTGGGTTAGCAGCTATAGCATTACTCCCTGTTCTCAGTGGTATAATGGGAGTGTTGGGAGCACTTAAAGGTGGATTGTTATTGTTAAAACCAGCGTTAGGATTATTGTTTAGTCCTGCTGGATTGGCTGCTCTTGCTCTTGCTGCTGGTTTAACTGGCACTTTACTTATGATGAAGTCTGCTGTAGATGCTATTAAAGAGAAAGCTGCTGGAGGATCAGCATTTTTAGATAAGTTTGAACAATTAAAAAGTCCATTAGAAAAGGCTGGTATACAGATAGTAGGTAGTGGTGAGAATGAAAAGTTTTATATTGCTGGTAGTGGAAGAGGACAAGGAGGACAGAGTGGTCGTAAAACTGTAGAGAAACATGGTACAGAGAAGCAAAAGAAATTAGTTGAGGAGTATATTAAAAAAAGAGATAATATTATTGGTATAAGAGATGAAATGAGAAGTGATATGAAACTTAAGGAGAGTGAGATAAGAAAAGATTCTAGTGGAGGAAGAGTTGGTTCTAAAAAGATTGTAGGTAAAATACAAACAGAGAAAGAAAAAATAAGAGAAGAGTATGAAAGGAAATTGAGTGGTATATCAACATCACAGTCTACAGATAGTTCCGCATTAAAATCTTTACAATCTTTCAGTTCTAATAAAGCAACTATTGATAAGAATTTAAAAAAAGAAACAAATATTTCTCCTCCTAACACTAAAGGTAAAGGTAGCACTACTATTATTGATGGTGGTGGAGGTCAACAACAATCTGTTGGTGGAGGTGGTGGTGGAATAAATGGAACAACTCCTCCTTCTTTCCCTTCTCAAGATCCTAATAACTTGGGTACTTTTTCCACTCAAGGAATGTATAATATGGTAGGTTAAGAATGTTAAATCTACTAGGAAATTTTGCTAAGGGTGTTGCCAAGAAAAAGGTAAAGAAGAAAGGCGCAGAGATGGCAAAGAATATTACTAATAAAAAAGAAAAGGATAATTCTAGTGCTATAGTAGTAAGAGAAAAAACAACCACTCTTGCACCTATGTCTGGTGGTTCATTAGATACTCCCATTCAAAAACCAACAACAAAGGATTCTCCTTTAGATAGAATTGATAGTGCTCTGTTAGATATTATTAATACTCTCAAGGGTAGAAGGAAGTTGATGTTGAATAAGTCTAGAAAGATGAGAGTTCAAGATGATAAAGAGAAGAAGGATAAGAGAGAAGGTCTTCTTGAAAGTATGAAGAATACGGGTAAGAAGATGGTAAAGAGTGCTGCTTCAGCAGCTTCTGGTTGGTGGGAAAGATTGCAGAACTTTCTTTTAATGACATTGGTTGGTTCATTGGTGGTTGCTATTAAAGAAAATTGGGAAGCAATTAAAGTGCAGATTGATAAAGTTGTGAATATTATTAAAGATATATGGGAGTTCATGTCTCCAGTATTGATACCTTTATTTAAAGCATTGAAATGGATTACTGTTCAAGGTTTAAAATTGATAGGTAAACTTTTAGGGATGGGAAAGGATAAAAAACAAATAGAAAAAGGAATTGATAATGTATCAGAAGAATTAAAGAATATAGATAAGGAAAGTGGAGAACTTACTAAACAATTTGAAGAATCTGAAAAAAATATTAAAGATATAACTAACACTAAGGAACCAAATTTAGATACTAAGACTGAATTGTCTTCACCTGAAGTGGCGAATGGAGTTACTAGTAAGGTTGATGATAGACCATTAAGTGTTACTAACCCAGATAGGGTGATGAGTGGAAATAGTAATAGAAGAAGAAAGAAATATAATGTTGGGGGATATGTGCATGAAGATGGTGAAGTTCATGAGGGTGAGTATGTTGTCAAGGAAAGTATAGTAAAGAAAGTTGGCGTGACCAACATTGAAAATATTGTAAAAACTATGATGAAAACATCTAATAAAGAGATTAGTAAAGAGAATATTTTAAACATGATGCAGACATCTACTACAAATATAAAACAAAATCCTCTTAAAATTATAAGTATAATGGAGGGAATGTCTAAACAGTTTGCTCCTATAGGTGAACAACTTCCTGAAATGATTAATGAAACTATTAAAGAATCTAAATTAGGAACTGTTTCTAAAAAAATAACTAAAGAGATGATAGAGAAGATGGAAAATACTCTTACTGTTTTGAAAGAACAGACTGACTATGAAGAACAATCAGGTAATACACTTATTATTTCTGCTCCTAAACCTTCTAGACCTTCTGTAAGTGGTGGTGGGGGAGGAACTAAAGTGATACCTATAGGAGAGTCTGGTAAAACAGCCTTAAATAGATATGTTAATGCAGTTATCCAAAAAACTTTATATTAATGTCAAGTAAACTATCCACAAGAACAGGTAATATAAGAGAGTTTAAAATCTTTCAGGCAAAAAATGGCGGCAACTCTGCTGATGCCTCTGGAGTTGTGGTAGATATAAAATACTATGAGAATATTTTATCTAATACAATATCTTTAAGTGCTATTATAACTGAGACTGGAGAGAGTCAGAATAAGAAACTTGGTAATAAAGGAATGCTAGATGGTCTTCCTATACGTGGAGGAGAACCTGCTACTATTGTTATAGAGGATCATGAAGGTAATAAGTTAGAATTTAAAAATGATAGTAAATTATATGTGAATAGGATTAGGAATGTTATTCCTGGTACTCAGAAGGATGTGTATAGTTTAGATTTTTCTTCTAGAGAATTATTTGCTAATGAACAATGTAGAGTGGTCAAAAGATATGATGGTAAGGTATCTGAAAATGTAAAGAAGATACTTGAGGAGGCTACATCAGGAAGTGTTGGTATAAAAACTAAGAAAACAGTTACTGTTGATGATTCTAATAGTTATAATTTTATAGGAAATGATAAGAAACCTTTTTATGTTTGTACTTGGTTAGCATCTAAAGCTGCTCCAGATAGTAAAGAGAAAGGAGGGACAGCAGGATATCTTTTTTATGAAACTCATGATGGATTTAATTTTAGATCCATTGATCTTTTATTTCAACAAGAACCTAAAGGTAATTACCTGTATAGTAATACAGATGAGAAGCCACAAGAATACAGTGGTAAGATTATAACTTATGATATTAATAGAGATATTGATTTGCAAAACAATCTATTGATGGGAACTTATTCTAATAGAACTTTATTTTTTGATTTCTATGCGATGAATTATCAAGTAAGAAATTTTAATGTTGATTCATCAGGTCCTGCTAAGAGTAAAGAGGGAGGGAGTAAAAATAAGATAGTGACTGGAGGTAAAGATGATATTGATTCTGTTGCTGATGAGTTTAGACAACCTATTTCTAGGTTAATGAATAAAGTTTTGGATGTGGGAACTCTTCCTTCTGGTAAGGATATTGATGAGCAATTGAAGAAATGGAAAGATAATCCTGAGCAAGCTACTTTCGATGCTGCTGATATTATGGTACAATCATTAATGAGATACAATCAATTGTTCTCAATTAAAATAAATATTATGATAGCAGGAGATTTCAGTCTTCGTGCTGGTGACTTGATTCATTGTGAGTTTCCTGAATTATCTGTTGACCCTAATACAAAGGTTAATAGGAGGAGTGGGGGCATATATATGATAGCAAGTCTCTGTCATAATATCACTCCTAGAGAAACTTATACTAGTTTAACTCTTGTGAGAGATACTTTTGGAAGAAAATCTTTTTAGGGCATTAAAATTATGACTACCCCAACACCAAAGCATGATTTAGATCATGAAGTTTATCTTGATCCTAAGGATCATAAAGAACATATCAATCATGGGATGATTGAATATAGTGAGGCAGATTTGGAGATGCATAATGATGCATTCCATGCTCATTCAGATGAAGAAGTTAATAATAATGAGGGTAAGATTAATGATTGGCATCAAAGACATGAGGATAAGCATCTAGAAGTATATTGTGATAATCATCCAGACTCATTGGAGTGTAGAGTATATGACGACTAATGTTTGAACAAGGACTAGTAAAAACTCACTTCCTTGGGAAGGATGGATTCATATGGTGGATTGGTCAGGTTGTAGACCAAACAAAATGGGCTGGCAATTTATCAGGAACTCCTACTAAAACTACCAAAGAACAAAAAGGATTTGACTTTAGATATAAAGTCAGGATCATGGGGTATCATACTGCTGTGCCTGGCGATCTGAGTGATGATGATTTACCTTGGGCATCTGTCATGCTTCCAGTTACTGCTGGAACATCTGGTGGTGCAAGACAAACTCCTCAATTGAGGCAGGGTAACTTTGTGTATGGTTTCTTCTTAGATGGAGAGGATGCTCAACAACCTATCATCATGGGTGTGATTGGATACAACCAATACACTGCAGTGATGAAGAATGTTCCTGATACACCATTCACTCCTTTCAGTGGATATACAGTAAAAGATACTGTTCCTATAAGTGCTTTAGGTACTACTCAAGAAGAGGGTGATGCTGTAGCTGATGATGTTGATAAGTCAAAGGCTAACAATAAGGAGGTAATGGAGTCACCTGCTGCTCTAGTAACTAGGAAGGATGGAGCAAGCAAAGAACAGTATGAAAATAAAAGTAAACCAAAAAATATTCCTACAGTTAGTAGGTGTGAACCAGCTCCTCTTGTAGGAATACAGAGAGAGGTGAAAAACATGCTCTCTGAGGTGAAAAGGATACAAAAGACTGCTAATGATTGGGAGACAAAAGTATCAACCAAGATTGATAATATAGAAAAAGAAGTTGCTAAGATACAGGACAATGCTACTAAGGCTATTGCTGGAGACGTAAAGAGAATTACTGGTGAGATACAGAAGAATGCTTTAAAGAAAGTCAATGATACCTTAAAGGATAGTTATGATAAAGTATTTCCTAGTCAACTTGGAGAATTAAAAACCAAGGTGGAGGGAGTTAATGATGAGTTATCTTGTCTGTTTAGAAATATAATGAAGAATCTTACTGGAATGGTAGGAGGATTTTTAAACCAGATAATGGATAGGTTTATTACTACACCTTTATGTGCAGTTGAAAATTTCATAGGGTCATTACTGGGTAAGATTACTGGACTCATAGACTCTGCAATCAGTTCAGTGATGGCTCCTATAAAATCATTGCTTGCTGGTATGGGTGCTGCATCTTCTGCTATTGATGATGTGATGGGATTTGCTACTGATGCTCTTTCACTTCTTTCTTGTGATGAAGATCCTAGATGTTCTGAAGTTAAGGAGTGGAATCCAATCAATGGACCTGAAATTTCTGCTACTCTAGATTTATTTTCAATAGTTAATAAAGCAAAGCAAGCTGCTGGATTAGTTCAGAATGCAGTAGAGGGTGTTGCTAACATTGGAGATACTCTATCTGGTATTGCTAAGAATGCTGACTTCTCTGATGCATTTACTGACACCTGTAATGTAGGACCAGTATTCTGTGGTCCTCCTACTGTAGAGTTTGTAGGTGGAGGTGGTAGTGGAGCAACAGGAAATGTAATAGTCAGTGCTCTTACTACTGTGTTGGGTGTAGATATTATTACTCCTGGTGGGGGATATATTGGTCCACCTAGACTTAAGTTTAATGATTCATGTAATAAAGGCAAAGGAGCTACTGGTAGAGCAGTGGTTGAAGATGGTAAAGTAGTTAGAGTTATAATAGATGATACTGGAGTAGATTATCTTCCTTCCCCAGATGGAAGTCAGGGTGGAGATGGTAATGTATGGGCAGAGGCTGATGAAACTACTATAAGAAGATCAGATGGAAGATATGATCCTCCTTATAAACCAGGTACTGTAGTAGAAGTTTGTCCTGGTGATGAGGTAACTTCACCTGGTGGATCTACAACTGTCATAACTGGAGAGAGATGTATTGATATTACAGCACAACCACCTATAGATAAACCAACAGGAGGACCATTCCCATCTTTAGATACAGGAGATTATCCTATAGTTCTTGAGATTGATGATATTAATGTTCTTGATCCTGGATTTGGGTATGATCCAAATGATAAGGTAGTTGTGGGTAATGGAGCAGAACTTAAAATTAAAACAGATGCTTTAGGTGCTGTCACTGGAGTAGATGTAATCAATGGTGGTATAGGATTTAATGAAGACCCAGACATTTACATTGATAGTGATTCAGGTTATAATGCTAAGTTGATGCCAGTATTTAAAGTAAATAGAGTGGGAGAGGATATTGCACCTGAGGCAGTGGATGCTGGTGCAATTATTAAAGTAGTAGATTGTGTAGGTAAATTCTGATGTCTAAAAAAGAAAATTTACATCCATATGTAGCAGGAACTGAGCATGGAACTCTAAGTTTTGGTAAGGTTAATGCAGAAGCCAATGAGATTTCTGCTTGTTTGTTAGAGAGTGGTCCTGATGGGGGACGTCATTATGTTGAGATGCAGGAGACTGGTAGTAAGGAGGATGGTTCTAAAGGATCTACTAATATAGTATGTCCAGGTACTCTTACTGCTTTAACTGGTAAGGATATAGTAAACTATCCACCAGGTTCTGATACTCCTAGAGATATCCCTGCTATTTTTTATGAAGCAGAGAATGGTGACATAGTATTGACAGCACCAAGAGGAAAGATTAGAATATCAGCAGAAGCTATTGAACTTATTGCTAAGGGTTCTGATGGTAGAACTGGTGTCATCAATTTAAATGCTGATGATAAAATCATTTTAGATTCTCAAATTATTGATGTACAATCTAAAGTTTCTACTAAAATCTTTTCAGAAAATACTGTTCATGTAATAGGTAAGTCCCTGTTAAATATATACGGAGGACTGGCTGACTTTGCTGACGGAACCACTAAAAACAGACGTTCTAAGTTATCTGCTGATGACTCTGTAGTATCACAAAATGAGGTTGAAAACGCTAAATGAAATTTGGTAACATTACTATAGGAAAACAATTATTTGTTGGTTGGGGACTACCTAAAGCATTAGGACTAGGAGAGAAACAGATAAGAGGAGCAAGTTATGTAGAAGGTCCATTGCAGGTAGGCAAGGATGATGCTTTTGATAGTGTATCTGCCACTGTAATGATAGGTCCTGAGAATAATACAGATGTTGAGAGTCACCCATCTGATTCTTTAGTGGTTGAGGGTGATGTGACTGTTAATAATGGAAACATTCATAGCACTAATCTTTTAGGATGCACAGGGCAAGGAGTTGCTTTGAGTGGTAGTA